GGCCTTTTAGCTTCAGTTTATTTTACTACTCAATACAGGCAAATTGCCCAAGCTTGTTACGGACATTGTAATATCGAGGACGAAGAACTACATCATTTGTACGGTCAACAAAGCCAAGAACTTCATACTTTGAAGAATTAAGATGCTTCATTACCATTTTAGTTTTGGCACAAAGAGTCGAAGCTTTCTTCGAAGGATTGCGTCCCGTAATTTCACTGACTGGCTTGATTAGTGTTGTATTCATAACGCCTATAACTGTCTTCTAAATTTTTTGTCAGTCAACACTTTGTTTTCGGAAATAATTAATCCGTTAACAAAAGGAGGAGTATAGGAATCAGTTGGATCGTCTACTACATTAGCAATTAACGGCCCATAACTATAAGGATTTTGTACAATAACATCAACCTTACCTTCTTTTAGCGTGTCTGGAATTGTAACCACTATTAAATTTTTTTCAGGAATAGCTTTCCATGAACTTAAAGGTAGCATTATACCTTCAAATTCTGGATATTGAGTTTCTAAATCAGAACCTGCAAACGGACTTTGAGTAGTACTATCATCTTCTACAGCTGTTCCTGAAAGAAATACATTAACTGTTCTTTCGAAACCTGTTCCCCATAATTTAATTCTAGATATTTCTGATTTTGTTGCAATAAATGGAGAAATTTCATCTGGCTTTGCTGCAACTGCATCATAAACAAAATTAGAAACTTCTGCTAATTCAGGATCTGGTTTTTTATAAATAAAAGATTCATAAGAAGCAAGATTATTTCCTGCAATTGTTGTGTCAATACTAAAAATTGGTTTAGCTTCTGCTAAATTTCTAAACAACCAACCTTTAAACGTAAATGAAAGTTCTGCTGTTACTCTTGCAACCGTTGTGGCTGTAGCATCAACTGGATACTGGACGTTAACCTGTCCGTTCCATACTACATTTGAACGAATTTCGAATTCTTGTCGACCGGGTGTACGCCATGAAACAACAAAATAAGGATTAATATAAGGGATCAGATGTGAAATAATTTGATCCATGTCTTGTTGATATCTAGTCAATATGCTTACGTTGAAAGTAACATCAATTGGTAAAGGAGTTGGATCGTAATTTAAATCATTAGAAATTGGAGTGGTTTTGTAATACAAACCTTGTAATTTGTTAAATACTCTATTTTCATCCCGAGCTATACCTCCTATGGTGACAGCAAGTACTGGTAATTGAATATTCTGATCTTTATCTAATAAATCATTGAGCACTCTTTGCTTTGGAGCATATACTACTCTTGCTTTAATTTGATCCCGTGGTTCTCTGTTATCATTAAAGCGTTTAACAACAATATCTGACATAGCGTTCATGAACACTGTAGACATTGTTAAAATTTCAAAATCGTATGTATACGTAACCATTAAACATACTTAATAAAAAACCCCTGGCTTTTGGCCAGGGGTTAATAATCAAGCACTAACCTAATTAAAAATCATAATCTCTCGTTGAACCACCTTCATAATCCCGCGCAATTGTTCTTTTAACAAATTCTCTCTTGCCATAAGGATCTGCAGCCATCTGTAATTTCTTTGCTCTATCTTGAACTACCGAATCAAAATCTTCTCCTTCTTCTCCTCCTTCTAAAGCTTCTCCGCCAACTTCCATGTCTTCTTTAGATTTTGTTCTAATTTCATAGCCAGTTCCGGAATGACCTACTTCAATATAGTCTCCGTCTACATTATCTGTATCTTGTAGCCATCCAACTCTCATTAATTTTCCGTATACCGTTCGGGCTTTTTCTTTACTGTCTCTGATTTGCAGTGGCATTCTCTTATCTTGCATTAAGTCTTTAAGAGCAACGGGTTTTTTAGTCTTACTATAAATGTCCTTTAATACGTCCAATGCAATTTCTTCTTCGTCTGTAATTTCTTCTGATTCTTCCGTTTGCTCTTCTGCTTCTGGTTCTTCCTCAGTCCTAGAAGCTTCCTCTGGTTCTTCCGCAGCAGCTGCAGCAGCTTTCTTCTCTTTTGCTTCTTTATTATCCCATACAGAAGGTCCTGAAGGAGCTTGTTTGATAGCTTTATCTAAAGCATCTTTAAATTCTTTCTGAGTTGGTTTGACATTAATTTCTTCTCCACCCATTGTTGTGAACTTGACTGTGTCTTTTAATGAAGACATCAAACGATCAGCCAAAAACTGAGCAGCCCAGTTACCAGAAGCCTTCAAACTCGTGCGAGAAGATACTTTTTGAATAGCACTCTTAATTGCAGCATTCAATTGTTCGGGAGTATCAACAGTTGCAGTATATGAACCATCTTTTTCATTGAAAACTTCTCGCAAAATTTCTTCTACTACCTTCCTTCTATCTTCATCACTAAGTTTTTGCAAAGGAGCATAGTGTCCTTTTGGCTCTCCGGGAGGAACTCTTCCAAGAATCTTTTGTGTTGCAGAACCAAAGTCCCCAATGTCTGCAGGCATCATTTCGCTCAACAATGATTCAAGTAATTCATCAAACTGCTTAGTCATATTTCTTTATTTATGGAATATAGCTAAAAAATCCTTAGCGTTTACTCCATCAGGAATTAGTTGCTGAACTGTAACAGAATCGTTTTCTCTAATTGCTTTTCTCAAATCTGTAGCAGAAACTGCAGTACCGTCGGATTCTAAAGCATCTACAATTGGAGGAACTCCAACTTGCAGTCCCGGTCTTAGTCTATCAGGGTTTTTTGTAAAATAATCTACTAATCTTTCTGCTCTAGCTGCATCATCCCCTTTATTTGAAGCTCCAAAACCAAAGATAAGGCCTTTGTAATCTTCTGCTCTTGGGTCTTTTTCAACAAAATCGAAACCAGCAACCATAGGATTGTCAAATTTTGTTGGTTCAATAGAAACTTTTTGCAAAGAACTTACTCCATACAAATTAAAAATTTGCATTGAATGCTCTCTAGTTACTCCTTCTCTTTCCTTTGGTCCAATCAGCACAATAACCTTAGCAACCAAAGGATTATCGTTGTATGATTTGATCATGTGAAGATGACCTTTGGTTGGAGGTTTGTATCCTCCTGGTAAAAGAATTACATATTTCTCTTTTTGTTCTGTAAAAAATTCTTTAAAAGTCTTCATTGTTAATCCCGTCTAAAATTAGCTGTAGAAAATTCTAATCTATCAATAAACTTAACCATATTGCCTACTTCATCTACTGCTACATACCCTTCCGGATTTGTTACTTTTAAACTTCCATCAGGTTGAGTAATAAATTGCTTTGCACTAACAACAGAATTATATTTTTGAATAAAAAACTTCTTTGCTTGCTCTAGTTTCATTGTAAGCTCTAGTAAGTTTATAATGTTGAGTTGGTTTGAACGAACCTTATTTATATATTCATCTAAAACTTGTTGTTTTGCTTGTTTACTTTTTTCTGTTTTTAATTTACTAATTGCAGTTTGACCTTTTTGTGTTAGCCATTCAACAAACTGTTCAAATTCTTGAGTAGAATCTTCTACAAATTTGCCCTCACGAATTAATGAGTTAATAAATATGTTCAAGTGCTCATAAACCGAATCAGAAATTTCGTCCCATTTGATTTTTTTACCAATAGAACCAGCTTTTTGAATTAGTTTTTCTATTTTACTTCTTTCGTTTCTTGTAAAGCCTACAACTCCTGAAGCATCTTTAAATTTAGCATCATCTACAAATACATCTGGAGTAATATTAAATTCGGTGTAGTTAACATCTGAGTTTCTTTTCAAGTTCTGTAAACTAATACCAGTGTATTTTGTATGAAAGATGACGCCAATTTTTGATCGTTTAATTCTCTGACCTAATCCACTATGAGCTGGGATCGCATATGTAATTGTGTTCGGTTTAAAAGTAATTAAATCCTCTCCTTCTATGTTTTGCATCTGCAAATCTTCTTGAGAAAATAAAAAATCTCCTTGGTATACACTATCTTTAATAACTTGAGGCAAATACTTTAAAGCTTCTTTAAGTTTTTTTGCTAAACCAGGAGCATGCCCGTGGTTTTTGTCTATATCTTCGTCAGTATAGTTAATTTTAGGAGTATTATTCTCGATACTCTTTGTGCTAACAAAGAATTTTTTAGTAGAAGGATCAATTCCTGTAATAATTGACGGAGATCCATCCCATTTAACAGTAACAAACGTTTTAGACTTTTGACTATTACCAAAAGAAGCTAACATATCTTGTAAAAAAAGCTAAAGCTCTTTCTAAACCTTCTTTTTTAAGAAATTTTTTCTTTTTGACTACATTTCCTCCTTCGTCTACAGAATCTTCTGTACTAGAAGATAAAATTAATTCCTCTAAATGAGTTAAATGTTTAATAACTTCGCTTTCAGTAATTAAAAGCGGAGAAGCTGATTGAAAAAATGAATTGAAAGGAATATCTAACATATTAATCGTAATTTTTGGGATGCATTATTTGAATTGCTACTTCTCCATACACTTCTAGTTCTCCCATTACTTTCTGGAACTCTTTTTGGGTCATTTTATCCCAAGATTTTAGTTTTTGGAGAAGAAACTTAATGTGTTCCTTGACTGCTTTCTTGTCTCCAAGGTGTTTTATGCAGTCTTCGTAAGGTTTTGCTTTAGCTTTGAAGTGATCTGCAGTCAAAGAACTATAGCCTCCTTTAATAGTAGCTTGTTTTGCTATCTTTGCTGCTCCAGCTTTGCGTTTTTCTAAGAATGTTTTGAGCTCCTCGTGTGCTTCGGGATCTGTTGATTCTGC